ATAAAATTATGGAATCTAAAATATTATCTTCAATTATTAAAGACAGGGAATCTTTTAACAAGCTCTCGAAACTAGATGTTAAGGATTCTTTCTCTGAACCCGCTAAGTTCATATACGAAATTATATGCGACTTTTATGACAAAGATACGTCTATATCTTTCGTAGATTTAGAACTTATTGAGAAACGTATTGAGAGGGAGCTTCCTAAACAAATAGATTTGTACAGAAATATTCTGAAAACTTTGGATGAAACCACCTCCTCTCCAAATTTATTGGAAGAAATTATTGCTCTGAAAAAAGATTTTATTTCGAGAGAACTATCATCATTATTGCTAACGCAAAAACGCACAGGTGTACTTGAACTAATGGAGCAATATAAAAATGTGGAAGACTCCGTTGATGATGATGACGAAGATGAAAGTCTGTTGGTTGGTGCTAGTGTGTCTAATGTTGTAGAGTCACTGAGAAATAAAAATAGAATTAGAATGTGGCCTAAAGCTTTACATGAAGCTACTGGGGGAGCAATACGAGGAAATAATGTACTTGTATTTGGTAGACCAGAAGTTGGAAAGTCATTGTTTATTATTAATATGGTCGGAGGTCTGTTGCATGATGGCTACAAAGTATTATTTATTGAAAATGAAGACCCAGCCAAATCAACTATGTCTAGGCTTATTTGTAGACTAGCGGAAAAGCCTATAGTAGATGTTATTGAGAATCCTGATGAGGTCGAGAACGTAGTGAGACAAAGGGGATACGATAATTTAATACTTAAATCATTATCCCCAGGAACTTTTAGGGATATACAGAGTCTAATTGATCAACACGGGGTTGATGTTGTTGTAATCAACCAACTCCGTAACATTTGGGTAGGTAAAGAAGGTAGGGTGGAACAGATGGAGATAGCCGCTACATCTGCAAGAAATCTAGCTAAGAAGAATGATATCTTAGTTATTGGAGTTACCCAAGCGGGAGATTCGGGTACGAATAAACTGCGATTAGAGATGGGTGATATAGATTTCTCAAATACTGGAATGCCTGCCCAAATGGACTTAATTATTGGTGTTGGTTCTAATGAAGAATACGACAGCAAGTCGTGGAGAATGATTTCTCTACCTAAAAATAAATTAAGCGGAGAGCATTTATATTTTCCAGTATTAATAGATACGAAAACTAATAAAATAACGAGCATATAATGATTTATAATATACCTGAGTTTGTAACTAATCCAAATCCTGATATATTCAAATCTAATAATTATTTGGTATTCGATTTTGAAACTACTAACCTAGATAAAGGAGACCCATTAAATGAAAATAACAATGTCTTACTCATTGCGTGGAAGCGATCAGGAGATGAGCGAGGAGTTTTCGTTCAACATCCCAAACCAGCCCACATCGAAGACTTTCTTGAAGAAGTGGCAAGAGCTGATTTCATTGTTGCACACAATGCAAAGTTCGAGCTTGGATGGCTTAAGCGCCTCGGAGTCAGACTTGAACAGACACTTCCCTTTTGTACACAATTGGCAGAATACGTATTACGATCCAACAGACGAGGGAGACTATCTCTTGAAGAGTGCCTCAAACGAAGAAACCTCGGAGGAAAAGAGTCAATAATTAGTGCTATGATGGGCGCTGGAATATGCCCTTCAGAAATGCCTGAAAATTGGCTCAAAAAGTACGCTAAAATCGACGTAGAGCAAACGCATAAATTATTTGAGCACCAGCGTAGGGAATTATTTAAAAATGGCTTAGAGCGTGTTTTTTATACAAAGTGCCTGCAGATACCAGTTCTTGCAGATATTGAATTTAATGGTATGTGCTTAGATACTTCCAAAGTAAGGGAAGTATACAAGCTATCTGTATCTGAGCTACGTTCAGTTGAGAGAGAATTAGACGAATTTACTGGTGGTCTTAACCCAAGAAGTAATAAGCAGATGTCTGAGTTTATTTATGATGAGCTTAAATTTGCTATGCCAAAAGACCATAACGGTAATATTATAACTACTCCTAAGGGAGAGAGAAGTGCTTCATCGGTAGTTGTATCTCTACTGAAGCCAAAAACTAGTAAACAAAAGAAGTTTATACAACTAAAACAAAGGCAGGTGAAACTAAATGCACAAGTTACTAAATCTTTGGAGAAGTTTAATGAATGTTGTGAGCAGGGGGAAGGTATCCTACACGCCTCTATCAACCAAGCAGTTACTACTACTGGCAGGTACAGCAGTACTGGAAAAACATACAAGTGTCAATTCCAGAATGTGGATCGAGGATTTAAACGATTATTTAGAGCAAGAAAACCAAGCTGGCTGGTGGGTGAAGCTGATGAAGCACAACTGGAGTTCAGAGTCGCTGTCTGGTATGGACGAGATAATCAAGGACTTCGAGACATACAGGGAAATTTTGATGTTCATAAATTTACAGCTGACATCATATATCCAAGAGAACGGGACAGAGTACAGGCTAGACAAAACGCAAAAGCGCATACATTTAAGCCACTCTATGGTGGAACAAGCGGAACACCATCTGAGAGACGTTATTATAGAGCGTTTACTGAAAAATACAGGGGAATCACTAGAGAGCAAGATAAATGGGTAGATGAAGCAGTTATAAACAAAGAATTAACACTTCCTACGGGGATGAAGTTTTACTTTCCCTCGTTGAAGGTTACACATACTGGTTATGTTGAGGGTAATACATCAGTTAGAAATTATCCAGTGCAATACTTAGCTACAGCTGAGATTGTACCAACAGCACTAGTGTACGCTTGGCATTGCTTTAAAAGTGCAAATGCTGAGTCTTTTATCACAAATACTATACATGATTCAATTATTTGTGAAATTCATCCAGATGAACGGAACTTTTTCATGGATGTGATGTCAGAGTCATTACAGGATTTTCCTGTGAAGTATATGAAGAAACTATATGGTATAGATTTCAACATACCATTAAAAGCTGAAATTAAAACTGGAACTCATTGGGGGTCTTAATATGAATACAGCAGAAGGAGTCGTAGAGACTATAAGAACTGGCAGAGGAGTATCGGTATCAATAAGTGGTGCTTGGTATGGTGCTGGCTTTGATGCAACTAAATTACCTTTTAAGGAAGGTAATACCATTAAATTTGTATATACTGAAAAAGGAATCTATAAGAATATAGATTTGAAATCAGTAGAAGTAGTGGATGCATCAGAGACAAGTAACTTACAACCAGCAGCTTCACCTAAAGTGAAAGTTACAGCTGGAGCAACTGTTACCAGAGACTCATACTGGTCTAACAAAGAAGAAGAGGACAAGTTACGTTCTAAAGAAATTAGATACGAAGCATGTCTACAAAGAGCAATCGCTATGGTTGACTTATTGATTACTTCTGGAGCAATTAGCTTAGGTGCTAATACCAAGAAGAAATCTGAAATAGTTGAAAAATCTGTTGAAGCATTTACTCGTAAATTTTATATAGAAGCTTCTGAAGCTAGAGAAGGGTCTTATGATGACCCTTCCTCTGACGCTCAAGCTGATTTATTAGAAGAGGACACAAATTATGAATAGTAGATACTTAGACGAAACCCTTGACTACAAACTTGTGGTACAAGGTTCTGTTGCATCTAAGGGAAACGGTCATGCTGTTTATGCAATAGTCAATAAAGAGACTGATGTAGTAGAGGCTGAAGTACCTTTTTTAGTACAGGGATATGAGGGACTACATGAGATGCAAGCTACCTTAGATGATTGGAGAGATAAGTTTGCTGAAAAAGCTAGAAAGAAAGAAGAAGAATCTAAGGTTTTAATTAACTAAGATGAAACTAAGAGAAGCCATCAATAATATGTGTCGTTATTGCATCTATGACCCATATTCAAAAGGAACATGGCGCAAACAGGTCGAAGAATGCACAGGTTATGAATGTCCTCTGTATAAGGTACGACCAATGCGTATAAATCAAAATTCAGACAAGAATTTGACTAATATGGCTAAAAAAGAAACAAATATTGGTGGACTATTATGAAAGCACTAGTAGATGGAGACATTATACTTTACAGGTGTGGCTTTGCTGCGCAAAGTAAAATATATAACCTATTTTTGCCATCGTACTTAGGAGAGATACCTAAGTTCAGGTATAAAAAAGATATGCTTGCTTGGCGTGAAGAACATGCCAAAGGGGTATCTGATTACGCTGTTACTGTGGATACAGTCATAGAACCTGTTGAGAATGCATTAAATAATGTTAAGACTGTCTTAACTGAGGTGGAGAAGTTTTTATCCAATAGGTTTGGTGATGTTGAGCTAGAGGTATTCCTTAGTCCGAAGGAAACATTTAGAGATAATCTTGCTACGATAAAAATATACAAAGGTAATAGAGATCCTTTGCATAAACCTCACTGGTACGCCGAGATTAAGGAGTATCTAAAGAATGTGTGGAATGCTGAAGAGCGAGAAGGTCTTGAGGCTGATGATGTTCTGGCTGACTTACAAGATAAAAATACTTGTATTGTTACTACCGATAAAGACTTAGACCAGATTGCTGGGTGGCATTACAATTGGGTTAAAGACCAACTGTATGAAGTATCTGTAGAACAAGGCATTCATAGTAAGTACGTGCAAATACTTACTGGAGATTCTACTGATAACATTGAAGGTATCCCTGGGGTTGGGCCAGTAGGAGCGGAAAAATGTCTTGAGTGGTGTGAATCAATTGATGATTATGAACAGGCAGTAGCCCAAGAGTACGAACATTTTTTCACTCAGAATAAAAAAGGAGTAGAAAAATGCAATGAGTACTGCATGACTTGGGAAGAAATTTTAGAAGAGACTAGACGATTAATAACATTAGGAGAAAGAAAAGATGAACTTAAACAAGAATAATATACTTGGAGAAATAGCTTCTTACGTATCTGTAATAGCCTTTATATCATTTTTTACATATATTGTATACTTATATAC